ATCCCGGTTATTGGTTAGGTTTGAATAGGTATTCAAATTTTGATTATGAAACGTGTTGGGCACGTTTCCTCGTGCTATATAAACGTGGAATACTATGCGTATTTGTACATGGAGAAAGGATTATTTGGGGAACACACGGAGAAGGTATTGATCTGTGTACTTGTTTTTTTTTATTCAATCCAAATCATAAGCAATGTGTCATTATGCATTAAGTGTTCAAGATTTGCCCGAGAGTTTGTTCGGTTTAATGAGCATGTTGAGTGTGAGGTATTTAAAGTGTGTGGAAGAGAGGGAAATGGAGAGAAGCCTAATGGTAGGGAATCCCGTAGGAGGAGCCCTGGGTAATGCTCGTATACTTATACGGTTAATACGTAGATACTGCAGGTGTAGAGACTGGGTAAGGAAAGGTAGGGTCAATGGTGAGTACCAGGAGTGGAGGACAATATGGGACAAGCCGTGTAACGACTGTGGAGACGCTGCCGATGTGGGCCACAAAGAGAAGAAGGAGGCCCAGGTGGCCGAGAAAGGAAAAGAAGCCCAAGATTGCTGGGGCTGTATTTGTGAAGGCCCGGCCCAGGAGAAAGTCGAGCAAAGGTGTTCCTCCGGGGTGTAAGGGCCCATGTAAAACACACACGGTGGATGTGATAAAGACTATTTATCACGATGGCCGTGGATCTGGAATGATTTCAAATATTGACCGAGGTGATGAGCTAGGTCAAAGGGAAGGAAGGAAAATAAGGGTTTCACGTATGATCATACGTGGCAAGATCTGGTTGGACGTGAATAATGCATCCGTACCAGGAAGCAATTTAGCTAAAATATGGATTTTCAAGGATAGGAGACCGGGGACTGAACCGGTTGCTTTTAATGCGCTGATGGATATGTCTGATTCAGAACCACTCAGTGCATTTGTGAAGGTTGACTACAGGGACAGGTTTATTGCCCTTCACACTATGACGGTAGACCTGCACGGTGGAAAGGATTTTAGGGTTGACGAGCTTGACTTGGATGAGTTAGTTGAGATAAACAGTGATGTTTTGTTTAGTCATGAGGACGATGGGTCTGTGGCCCATACGATCCAAAATGGTATTTTTATATATTATGCTTGTAGTGATCCTAGACAGACTGTGCAAATAACTGCACAGGCTCGATTGTATTTTTATGATTCTACATCAAATTAATAAAATTTAATATTTTTTTTTAAAATAGAATGGACGGTCAAGATTTGGTGTTACAAGACTATCATAGCACGAGACGTATTGAATACCCTCTAAGTGATGAGTGGCAGCAGATAAAGCTTGCATTCCCTAGTATGAAGGAGATTAGCTGGCATAAGTTACGTGGTCAATGCATGAAAATTGACCATTGTCAGATACGGTATGATCCGCAAGTACCTGCTAATGCAGAAGGGAATGTATTGGTTGTGGTACACGATAGACGTATGGAAGCTGACAAGTCAATGCAAGCTGAATATACTTTTCCAATACGATGTGGAATAGAACTTAATTACTATTCCTGTTCGTATTTTTCGTTGAAGGACCCAGTACCATGGTGTGTATACTATAGGGTTGTGAACTCTACTGTGTTGAAGGGTTCTCATTTTTGTCAATTTAAGGCGCGCGTGAAGCTAAGCGCGGCTAAATCAAGTAGCCCAATTGGGTTCAGGGGTCCAAGTGTTAAGATTTTAAACAAGGCATTCAACGAAGACCAGGTGGATTTCATGCACGTGGGCATCCCGAAGTCAGAAAGGGTGTTATGCAGGAGTAATAGTGTTTTAACGACCCGGCCCAGATTGAATCTTGAGGCTGGGGAGAGTTGGGCCTCGAAAAGTATATTATCAGGCGAAGGTGGATCGGAGGTTGGTGATTCCGGCCCATATAGGGGTTTGGCTCAGTTAGGCCCAGACGCGATTGATCCAGGTGATAGCGCGTCTAATTTGGGTGATCCAAAATCAGTTGCGGATGAAGTCATTAGAAGACTTAACAGTTCAGTTATTGGGATGGACTTAAACAGTTCAAAATTTGCAGAGATAATTGGAGATGCAGTACTCAAGGGAAGTGTGATCAACAGTAGAGATAATCAGGCCTCAACAAGTAATGCTAATGATTATAAGAAAAAAAGCTTGGCTTAAAATTGTATAATTTGTAATTAACGGGGTACGCTTAAGCATTTGTTTGAGCCGAGGCTTTCGAGGCGAGTCACCCCGAAATATAATTTGCCAGAAAATCAATATGTTTATTATAGATAATAAAGGCACGAAGTGCCGTACAAGGATACGAAATCAAATACACGCAAACAACTAGTAGAATACATCAGTGGGGTCCATATAATGCATAAGTACATTTTGGTTCCACCAGTCCTTTATTGTGGGTGACATATAAGTTAACCAGTCCATATCTGGATTAACACATATTATGGACGGTATGCCTCCCTTAATAGTGCGATCGGGTCTATACTTAATGTTAACGGTAATGTTTTTTTGGGACCCCACTAAGGATTTCATAACCTCATGTGAGATTTTGGTGTATTGGATGTCATCAATGACGTTATACAGTGCGTGGTCGTTGTAGTCGTGGAATTTGATGGCACCCGTGAAGTAGTTGTGTAGGCCTAAACTTCTGGCCCAGGCGGTTTTGCCTGATCGGCTTGGGCCGCAGATGTAGAGGGATTTGGGCCTGTCGGGCTTGGAGTCTGGTTCCTGTGCTCGTCACACCAGAAGTGATGTTGCAAATTAATTGGGCACTCAGTCTCAAATATTGCTTTTGGACAGCAGGAATAACACAGTTCATACTGTAAAAATGGTTTACTTACACATAGGATGTTCTGCTGGGCCCACTGCTTGACGTGTTCAGGAAGGTTCGGGAATTCTGTGAAAGCAGGTATGAACGGTTCACGTAGTCTGCAGTAGTTGTCACGTGCGAACGCTGAGATCGCTGGCCATCTGAGGACGAAGTCTGATGGTCTGAGCTCTCTGACTAGGTTAAGGAAGGACCGTTCGTCGGTTGCCTCGAGGAGCACGTCCCTCCACAGTTTTTCTTGATCCTTTTGTGGGGATCGTGCTCTGGAGTTGAAGCGTCCTTCCTCCACATAGTTGCCGTCCTTCATGAGGTATTTTCTGGAGGCGGCTGGTGATTTCAAGGACTCGATACAGGGATGGAATGACCTCTCTCTGCGTACGGAGAGGAGGTCGAAGAACCGGGGGTTCTGTGTTTCGACCCGTTTCTTGCACTGGATCATGGCATGAAGGTGTGGGTCTCCGGATTCGTGGAGTTCCTCACACACGCACATGTAAGTGATTGTGAATCGTGCGAGTGTTAGTCGAAGGAAAGCTTGGAGGTGTTCCTTGGTGCATGGGCACTTGGGGTATGTAAGGAAAATATTTTTGGCTGAGAATCGGAAGCTAGAGGAAGTGGAAGCCATGTTGTACGGATTGGTGGAGGAAAGATTAGCCCCCTTATGGTAGTGGGAGTGGGAGTGCCAATTTTATATAATATTACAGGCACTCCCACTGTGACACGTGGCAGTTTAGCAGCCACAAACAGAGATATGATTGAGAGATGCTCTACGTGGAATAACCTGAGGCCGTTAGATTTGTGTTTCTCACTTTAAATAATAACCATTGGATGAGCTATCCATGCGA